TTGCAGCGGGTGTTGGCGGTTCTATCACAGGACGAGGGGCGGACTTACTTATTATTGATGATCCACACACGGAGCAAGATTCGTTATCCGATAGTGCTATGGAGAGAACTTTTGATTGGTACTTATCGGGTCCCAGACAACGTCTACAACCAGGAGGCTCTATTGTACTTGTAATGACTAGATGGGCTCAAGATGATTTGACCGGTAGATTAATTAAAGCACAAAATGAACCTAAGTCAGATCAATGGGAAACAATTTCTTTTCCAGCTTTATTAGGTGAAGATGACAATGTACAACCCGTGTGGCCTGAATATTGGAACCTAGAAGAATTAGAAAAAGTTAAAGCGTCCATATCAATTAGAAATTGGTCTGCACAGTACATGCAAAATCCAACTTCAGAGGAAGGAGCGATTTTAAAAAGAGAATGGTGGCAGCCTTGGGTCGGGGATCTTCCTACGTTAAAACATGTTATTCAATCTTATGACACTGCATTTAGTAAAAAAGAAACTGCCGATTACTCAGCCATTACTACATGGGGAATATTCACGCCTCACGAATCCATGCCTGATGCTATTATGTTAATTGATGCAGTAAAAGGTAAATATGATTTTCCAGAATTAAAAATGGTTGCACTCGACCAATACAAATATTGGCAGCCAGAGACAATTGTAATTGAAGCTAAAGCAAGTGGACAAAGTTTATTACAAGAATTAAGACGAATGGGTATTCCTGTTATGGATTACACACCAGGAAGAGGACAGGACAAACACTCACGGGTCAACGCCTGTTCTCCTATATTTGAATCTAAACAAGTATATTATCCAAGAGACGAACATTGGGCTCAAGAAGTGATTGAAGAATGTGCTGCGTTTCCTCATGGAGAACATGACGATTATGTGGACAGTACCACCCAAGCTATGTTAAGATATCGACAAGGTTCTTTCGTAACTACTTATGCTGACGAGGATGAGGTCGAAAGTTATAAAGAACGTAAATACGTATATTATTAATTAGGAGAAAAGACATGTCAAAAAAATCAAGAAAAAGAAATAAACTTCTTCTAGCGGGTGCAGCATTATTAGGTGCATCTAAGTTAGGAATGCTAGGAACTAAGAGTCCTGGATCAAGTAATGTTGTTGGTAAAACCAAAGAGTTCAGAAAATCATTTGTAAAACCTAAAAAATTTTTAGCTAGCCAAATCGGTAAAGGTGATAAAGTTTTGGCTTCTGGAATTACAAAAGTTCCAGAATCATCATTAAAAAAGTATTCATTATATAAAGATGGTTCTAAAGGAACTAGAAATATGAAATCTATTTTTGCACAAGATGATGGATCTATTATCAAAGGTACTACTAAGTATAAAAATAAAAAAGTTTATAGTAATGCTATGAAAAAACAAAGAGGTGAAAACACTGATGGTGTAAAAGGCTTCTTAAATAAATTTATACTTGGTGAAAAAACTAAATTAAACAAAGGTAAAATGGTTAAAGCTCGTGGTGGTGGAATGGCGAGAAGTAAACCGACTAAACTTTATTAATTTTTAACATGGCTGAAATTGACAAAGCAATTGAAGAGGAAGTTATAACTCCTGATTCTGAAGAAGTTGATATTGAAATTGAAGGTGAAGAACCAACAATTGAAGAGAAAGTTTCTGCAGCTGAAGATTTTTTTAAAAATCTTGCTGAAGATATGTCCGATGAAACTTTACAAAGATTATCAAATCAATTATTAGATGATTATAAAAAAGATAGAGTCTCAAGAAAAGATTGGGAAACTTCTTATACTAATAATTTAGATCTTCTTGGAATCAAACATACGGAGATGACTAGACCGTTTAAAGGTTCGGCATCCGTGACTCATCCTCTATTATCAGAAGCAGTTACATCATTTCAAGCACAAGCCTATAAAGAATTACTCCCGTCTCAAGGACCAGTAAAAACTAGAGTCCTTGGGGTGGAAGATAATGAAAAAATGAATCAAGCACAAAGAGTGCAGGATTTTATGAATTATATGATTACAGAGGAGATGGAAGAATACACTCCAGAGTTTGATCAGTTATTATTTTATTTAGCATTAGCAGGATCAGCTTTTAAAAAAGTTTACTATGATGAAGCAATGCAAAGAGCCGTATCAAAATTTATTCCTGCAGAAGATTTAGTAGTTCCATATTATGCAACAGACTTAATGGAATGTGAAAGAATTACTCACGTTATTAAAATGGGAGAGAATGAGATTCTTAAAAAACAAGCAGCAGGATTTTATAGAGATGTAGAGTTAAAACCAACTTCAGCAGGGCCTACAGAAATTGAAAAAAAATATCAAGAGTTAGAAGGAGTGACCCCTTCAACAGATAAACAATATTCATACTCAGTACTTGAGATGCATGTTGATTGTAATTTAGAAGAGTTCGAAAACACAAATTCAGAAAAAGAAGTTAAAGTTCCTTACATTATAACTATTGATGAAGGTTCAGGTGAGGTTTTATCTATCTATAGAAACTATAAACCAAACGATGAGACTAAAAAAAGAGACGAATACTTTGTACATTTTAAATTTTTACCAGGATTAGGGTTCTATGGTTTTGGTTTAACTCACATGATAGGTGGATTATCTAGAACTGCTACACAATCTTTAAGACAATTACTAGATGCAGGTACACTATCTAACTTACCTGCAGGATTTAAGTCTAGAGGTATAAGAATTAGAGATGATGACCAACCGTTTCAACCAGGAGAGTTTAGAGATGTGGATGCACCTGGGGGTAATATCAAAGATCAGTTTCAAATTTTACCATTTAAGGAACCATCGGCTACATTATACCAATTAATGGGCTTTGTTGTCCAAGCAGGACAGAAGTTTGCAGCAATAACTAACATGGATACAGGTAATGATATGCAAAATAGAGCTGTTGGAACGACTGTGTCCTTATTAGAGCGTGGATCGAGGGTCATGAGCGCAATACACAAGCGATGTTACTACTCAATGCGTAGAGAATTTAGACTATTATCAAAAGTATTTGGTACATATCTACCACCTATCTACCCATATTCAGTATATGGTGCAGATCAAGCAGTAAAACAAACTGATTTCGATGATAGAGTAGATGTTATCCCGGTTGCCGACCCTAATATCATGAGTATGGCACAAAGAGTAACACTTGCTAACGAAAATTTAAAGATTGCTATGTCAAATCCTATGATGCACAACTTGAGAGAGGCGTATCGTAGAGTATATGAAGCATTAGGGACTCAAGATATAGATCAACTACTTATTCCACAAGAACAACCAGTTCCTAAAGATCCTGCTACGGAGAATATGGAAGTATTACAACAAAAACCACTAAAAGCATTTCCAGAACAAGATCATGATGCACATATAAATACTCACAGAGCATTTATGTCTACAAGAATGGTTCAAATTAATCCTCAAGTGTACTCAGCTCTACAAGCACACATATCTGAGCACGTTTCAATGAAGGCTCAAGGAGAAGTTGGTGTAATGGTTGCTGAAGATCCTATGATGCAAGCACAATTTCAAAATGATCCTGATGGTGCTAAGATTCAGATTGCTTCAATGGTTGCAAGAAGAGTTGCAGAACTTACATTAGAGTTAGCGCAGAGTGAAGCTATGGGCCAACAAAAAGATCCACTAGTCGCTTTGAAAGAAAGAGAGTTAGATCTTAAAGCAATGGATCTTCAAAGAAAATCTGAACAAGATATGAGTGGTAATGAAATTAAAGAAAATGAAATAGATGAAAGATTAGATATTGAAAGAATGAAACTAGAAAATAACGAAGATCAAGCAGCAGAGAGAATTAGAATTGCTGATGCGAAATTAGATATTGCTAGAAAGAAGAAAAAGTAATGAAAAGAAAAATTAGAAAATACAGAGGCGGTGGTATGGACGCTGGTAATAAATCAAATCAAGCTAAAAGTGCAGCTATGGGAAATGTTGGAGCAGATAACAGATTAGCTTCTGCTACAAATTATAGTGGATTAAAAAATAGATCACAAAGCACTACTGATGCATTGAGTGCACAAAGAAAAGGTGCAAGAGAATCTATTAGTCCAAG